GGATCTAATAGAGCAGACTCCAGTTTCTTTTCTGATTGTAGTATGATCTTACAACTAGATAGACGTTCTTATACTACAGATTTAATCACCTATACCAACGGAATTAAAACTTGTAGTCCTGAATTTGTAGAAGCAGCTTCTGAAATAATGGCGACTTATACTTATTCTGAAAACAACGGTATAGCGACTGATATAGGTGCGTTAAAAAAGAATGAATTAGTAGATTGTATTGCAGTCAACGTTGCCTGCGGATATATAAATGAACATTCAGATCAGGAAGTAATTAGTGTGCCTCACTTAATTAATGCAATTAACTTTGGATATGCTTTGTTTAAAAATTTAGGAGAAAGGAAATGGGAACACGTTTATACTCCCAGTTTCACAGTTACCAAAACTTACGGTAGTGCAGGAAATTACGGAACTTCACATAAAAGCTCAAAAACATGGTCAAAAAATGTTTGGGGGGAACAAGAAGAAGAAGATTACTACGATTTGCACGGATTTTATGGCCCATATTCCGATCAGTATGAAAAGAAGACGGTAAATAATTTTGCTAAAGACGATCTTCCTAAAATCTCTAGTATGACTGATGCAGAATTTGAAGCTTATATGAATGGTCCTAGTGGATTTGAACAGGACAAGAGTACGCAACTTTCTTTATTTGGAGATTCTTCCTCAAAAGGTGTAGAAAAAGCTTCAGGATTATGTTTTACAGAAAAAGAATTTGAAGAAATAGAGGCAAAACATGTATTTATTTCAGATTTAAACAATAGAACAGTAGAATTAGAATTTCCTGAGGTATGCTCTACAGTAAAAGCTAGAAAAAACAAAGGAAAAATAACTAGAACTAATATTGACTATTGGCTTAGAAATGATTATTGTCCAGAATGCTATAATGCTGTTTTTGTATCTAATTCTTATTTACTTTATTCTTATTGTACTGAATGTAAGGGTTTATTTAATGTTCCTGAATCAGATTATGATTATTTAAACAGTGAGCATAAAAGAATGATGGAAGGAAAAATTTCAGAGATTGAATTCTTAGAGTCTCTGCCTGTAGAAGTAGAAGATTTAATTTATTTTATAGAAGACTCTACAGTTGATCTACCTTCTGATAAAAAAGAAGATAACAATAAAGAAAATCCTTTTGATGTCAATTAACATTGAATTTAACAATTATGGAGAGAGCCTGGATTCAACCCCAGGCTTTCTTTTTTTAAAAAAATTATGGTTAGAAGACTTAAAAAACTTAAAAGATTTGGAAGAAATTGAAGAAGAGAGTACATTTGTATCCCCTCTTTTAGATAGTAACTCAGAAAGTAAGAGAAGAGCCCTAAAAATATCATCAGGAGTAACACTTACTAAAGAGTCTAACGAATCTAAAAAAGGAAAAAACTTAAGCCAAATTAACTAAACTAACCAAACCAACCAATTATGAGCCAAAAATCATTTTATGAAGTTTTATGGTCCATGTGTTTTAGAGAAGGACTCATAGACAGGTGGCAAAAGGAAGGTCTTTTGCTTTTTAACAAAGGAACTTATAGCTGGACCCCAAAAGCTCAAAATAAACTAGAGATTCAACGAATCATAGGGCAGCTAAGAGCTACTCCTCAAGGAGTAAAAGAAACTTCTAAGAAAGAGGAAGTTGAAATTCCTAAAGAATTCTTATTAGCTTTTGTATCTAGGTTTACAAATAAAAATTTAGGTATAAGTGGCAAAACAACAGATCAGAAAACTGTAACTAAAAAGCTTCAAAAGTTTTTAGAAGAGTATGAATATACTTTTGAAGAAATTCTTTTGGCTACAGATCTTTACATTAACCACTTGAAACGTAGTGGACAAATTAATTTTATTAGGGAATGCGGCTATTTTGTTTACAAAAAAATAGATAACGTAGACCAAAGCGATTTAGCAAAATGGTGTGATGAGTTAAAGAACGGAGATGGTTCTACAAACTATACAAGCCATAAAAATTTATAATCTATAGTCCTAAGAATATTATTATGGAATTTCAAGAGATTATAGAACAAATTGAGAAGAACAAAAGAATCAAAGAAGAAGGTGGATTAACTTCTATTCCTCCTCCATTTGCTAGACTATCAGAATACTATGGAGGTTTTACTAAAAGCTCCATTACTTGTTTAACCAGTGCCAGTGGTACAGGTAAAACAAAGTTTGTAAAATACTTTACTGTATTAAATATTTACAAACAAACTTATAGAAGCCCAATTAAACCAAAGATTTTTTATTTTGCTTTAGAAGAAAGTGCCACAGATTTTTGGCTTTCATTTATTAGCATATATCTATTTGAGAAGTTTAATTTATCTATAAGTGTATCTCAATTAAAATCTGTCGGAAAGTACACTGTAAACAGTGATCTGCTTGAGAAAATAAAACAAGCAGAATCTTTTATTCAAAGACTACAAGAGATTGTAGAAGTAGTAGATTATATAAGAAACCCTACAGGTATATCCAAGCACATTAAACAATACTTTCAAAACCCTGAGATAGGAGAATTTACCTACAAAGATTTAGAAGATGGGAAGAAAGTAATGACTGGATATAAGTACAAATCAGAGGATCTCTGGGTATTTTTTGTACTAGACCATATAAGTCTACTCTCAAATGAAAAAGATCCCTTATCTGGGCAGAAAATGAGCAGTTATCAAACATTTGACTTTATGATTAAAGATTATGTGTTAGATATTTTCTCAAAAAAACTTAAGATGGTTAACGTAATAGTACATCAACAAACTCCTTCTTCGGAAAAACAAACTTTTACTTATAAAGGCAGCCTTATAGAAGAAAAATTAGAACCTTCTTTAGAGGAACTTCATATAAATAAAGGTGTTCACCAAGACTATGAGATTGTTATGGGACTATTTAATCCATCTCGTTATGATATTGCAGCCCACAATGGCTATGATATCTCTTTATTAAACTCAAACTACAGATCTCTTAAATTTTTAAAAGATCGTTATTATGGGTTAGAGAATTCAAGTATAGGTTTATTCTTTGATGGTGCCAATGGTATTTTTAAAGAACTACCTACAGCAGAAGAAATGGCTAATCCAAGACACAATTATTATGAACAATACAGAAAAAGATAAAAACACCAAAAACACCAAAAGCACAGACAGTACAGAAGATACAGGTAAAACTAATTACAACACATTGTCTGCTTTAAGTCCTGGTTTAGCCAAAGTATTAACAGAAATGGCTTCCAGAGTAAATGCAGATTTTAACACTGTAGATATTACCAAATCAAGTTGGTATAATACCTACGAATGGTCAGTAGAAGAATGTATAAATTTTATAGATTGGCTTACTGAACAGTTGATCAAAGATGAAGAGCTAAGAGAAGAAATTTTAGCTGTTCCTACTGAAGATGAACAAACTTGCAGAAGAGCTGCTTCGGCTTTTGCACAGTTTTATGGATGGAAGTTTACAGATGAAGCTACAGAAACTACAGAAAATGCAGAAAATGCAGATAACTTAGAAAATTTAAAAAAAGATTAAATAAGATTAAATAAATAAAAATAAATAAAAAATAAAAATAAATAAAAAATAAAAACCAATTATATGTCAAGTAAACTAATTGCAATCGTTGGACCAAGTGGTACTGGTAAATCTACTAGTATTAAGTCCCTAAATCCCTCAGAAACTTTTATTATCAATGTGGCTCGTAAAGAACTTCCATTTAAAGGTTCTGAAAAAATCTACAACACTAATTTAAAAAACTATTTTGAGGTAGATGATATTCCTCAAATTACAAACTTATTAACTCAGATTAGTGAGAAAGCTCCTCAAATTAAAACTATTGTAATTGATGATGCTATTTACTCAATGTCTTTTTTAATGATGCGTAAAGCTAACGAGAGTGGCTTTGGTAAGTTTGTAGCATTAGCTCAGCAAGTAACTAACATGCTTACTACTGCAAGAAAACTAAGAGATGATTTAAAAGTATTCTACATTACTCACTCAGAGGAAATTACAGATGATGGCCGCATTGTAGGACAAAAGATCAAAACTTTAGGTAGAGCTCTTGATAGTCAAGTAGTTATGGAAGGTTTATTTACTATCGCTCTTTACACCCATATTGATGAAGATAAAGATGGTATGCCTACTTATCACTTTGTAACTAATCGTTATCGTAATTATCCTGCAAAGAGTCCTATGGGAATGTTCTCAGACGTACTTATTCCAAATGATCTTCAACATGTTTGTAATACAATTGATGAGTATTATAAAGAAGAAGAAGAGGAAGTTGCAGCTCCAACAAATACAACAACAAAAACGGCAAAAAGCAAATAAAAATAAAAATAAAAAAAACAAATAAAAAATAATTATGAAATTTGAAGAATTAGAAACCAGAGAGCCTTCCTCAGGAAGCAAGAAACTTTACACGGGAATCGCCCCTGTTCAAATTGTAAGTGTTAATCCTAACAAAAAAGAATTAGCAGATCTTCTAGGTATTACAGAAGACAAAGTTAAAGACATCTCTTATGAAGGAGAAAACAACTATAGATTGGATTTTTGGTATGTAAATCATCCAAACTCTAATAAAGAAATTAGAGGTAAGTTTTCTTTGTGGGTTTCCACAGAAACAAGAGTTTCTTCTGGTAAAAAGAATCAGTATATCGATAATTATACCAAAACTGCCTGGGCAGAGAACTTAGCTAGTTTAAGTGATGCACAAGCAAGTTTGGATCCTGAAAGAAGAATGGATATCAGAAGCGTAAGAGAAGCTAAAGGTGGTGAAGAAACCGTTTATAATCTTCTAAAAGCTTATGGTAACATTTCTCCAAAAGAAAAGCCCTTTGTATTAGATTCTTGGTCTAGTATTGCTAAAGGTAAAGTAGGAGAATTACGTGAGTTTTTCCAACACTTTAACAGAATGGGTGGAGGATTGAATCTTTTGTTGGGAATCAAAGACCAAAAGTATCAAGATGCCTTTACTAAAATGTTTTTAAATGTAAATAGTAAGGTTTCAGATTATTTTAAGAAACAAGTAGCGGGTGAATATGGCTTTAAGAGCTATTTTGGCAGCTATGAGTTGAAAGAATATACTGAAAACATTGCTCCAGATCAAAGCGAAGTAGAAGCTAATCCATTTAACCAAGTGACTGATGCTTTTGGGGCTGCTCCAGCAAGTACTCCAAATCCATTTGAAAATGTAGATGTTGATAGCATTTTCTAATTAAAGTAAACATAATTAAAATAGGGGGGAGTAAAATCTCCCCTTTTTATTAATCTCTTTATACGTACGACTATGAACTTAGAGAATTTAGAAATTAGACCTAACGTACAAACTATATACTCTCTTATTGGACAAGAGCGCCTTATGGAATTTTATTTTGGAGACCGAGTTAAGTTAGGCAAAAAGTATAAAAATCCTTTTAGAGATGATTCTAATGCGGGATGTTCTTTTAGGTGGAGTCAAAACGGTAATCTATACTTTTTAGATTATGCAACTGAACAAGTATATTTTACCCCATTAGATATTGCTCAAATGAGAACAGGATATGATTATCCTGATATCTTATATAAGATAGAGGCAGACTTTCAAATTACTAATTTAGATTTAGCAGACAGAGAAAGATTAACATTAGAAACATCTGCTATAAGAGGAGGTGCTCCTCCAGAAATAAAACCTGCAGATATCAAAGTAAAACTTACAAAATTTACTGCTCAAGACTTAGCGTATTGGGCTCAATTTGGAATCACAGACAAAATATTAAAGTTTTACGATATTAGAAAAGTAGAACGAGCCTGGATATCTGATCAAATATGGTACCTACAAAATAGTTTTGATCCTTGTTATAGATACAAGGAAAAGGATAAATTTAAACTTTATAGGCCTTTTGCAGACAAACCTTTAAAATTTAGAAGTAATTACTTTGGAGGCATCTTAGAAGGATATGAACAGTTGCCTTATAAAGGAACAACTTTAATCGTAACAAAGGGACTAAAAGACGCTATGACTTTACATTCTATTGGCATTAATGCAGTAGCGGTTAGAAGTGAGAATACTCCTATGTCTGAGAATGCCTTTGAGTTACTTAAAAATAGGTTTGATAAAATATTTATTTGGTTTGATCCAGATACAGCAGGTGAAAAAGGCGCTGCTAAAATGAGCACTATGTATAACCTTCCTATTTTAAAACATGACATTTCCATAGGTAAAGATCCCAGTGATATTTATAGAGACCATGGAAGAGAAAAATTAATAAACTTATGCCAACAATTAAAAATCTTGTAGAAAGCTTAATAGAAATAGAAGGAAATTTAAAAGGATTAGAAGGAGTAGAATTAGGACATTATATTAAAAAGCAAGAAGCAAAATATGCAAACCTCTCTTTAGATTATAAAGTTCTAAGAAAACAAGAATTGATCATCCCAAATTTCCTAAAAGAAATTCAAAGAAAAAGAATCAAGGATTCTAAAAGACCTATTAATCTAATGTCCTTTGGGGGATTAGAAAGAATGGTATTAGATTTTGCTTGTACCGTTCATGAGGTAGACTTAGAAATGTTTATCTCTCACTCTAGAAAAAGAGAAATTATAGATTTAAAACAACAGTTACAAACCATTTATTATATTTATTTTAATAAAGGATTCTCTCTTATAGGCACAATGTTTAACGTAGATCATTCTACAGTTATTCATTCAGTTAAGGCCCATGAAGATAAAATTGTAAGTGATAGAATCTATAAAGATATGTACTCAAGAATTGTACAGTTTACTAAAGAAATTTTAGATCAGAATGTGATAAAAATAGATTCTGATATTTCTTTAGAATCAGCTGTTAAAGTAAGAGTAGCAAAAAAAGCAATTAATAAACAAAGAAAAAATAAACAACAAGAAGTAAGATAAATGGAAAAAAAGATAATTAATGTACCTGATGATTGGTATGCAAAATTAAAACCATTTTTAAATACTCCTGAGTTTTTAAATATTGGAAAGACAGTAGCTTTAAAAAGAAATCAGCTTAATGTTTTTCCTAAACGAGATGAAGTATTTAGGGCTTTTCAAGTAACTCCTTTAAACGAAGTTAAAATTGTTATACTTGGCCAAGATCCCTATCCAAATTTATATGCAGATGAGCCTGTAGCTTGTGGATTATCTTTCTGTCCTAGAAATAAAAACTATCTACCACCTTCTCTTAGAATCATTAAAGAAAAATTACAAAATACTTATGGACAAGAGATTGATTATGTA